TTCCCCTTCTTGGTCAGCGTAAGTCCTACAAAAAAACATGGCGATTTGCAGGCAATCCATCGGTTCTAAGCCACGCCTTCTGCAAGAGCTGTTTGCAGCGTAAGTTTGTGCCTGTATGCAGGTGTTTTATCTATATCTCTCTCTTTTGCTACTTATGTGAAGGGTGTAGTAGTAGTAGTACGTGTGGGAGAGAGTGAGAGAGAGACAGACACACACACCCACCCCGTAGCGTAAGGTGCGAAAGGGTATTTTGGCCACTTTTCCCTGCTAATCGCGCACTTCTTTCGCTACGCAAAAGGCGGTGCATAAGACTTACGCTGCAACTTTGCCAAACGCCAACATAAATGGGTCCCATCTGACGGGTCCCTCGTGTTCCGCTGGCGAAAATGCTCGTGCTAGGTTGCGCCCAATCCGTTGTGTATCCTTCATCGGGTGGCGGTTCAGCTCGATAAGCGCACCGAGATGGAGCAGCTGTCCCTGACTAGGGACGCGGCGCTCATGGCCCCAGAGGTAATGGCGCGACTTCTCATGCTGGACACCGCCCAGGGTCCCCAGCGGGCGATTTTGTGGCCGCATCAGGAGCGCCTGTTCAAGCAGATGCGCTCAAGCCGTCGTCTGATCGTGCTCAAGGCCCGTCAGCTGGGAGTGACGTGGGCTATGGCGATCTACGCCCTCTGGTATGCCCTGGCCCACCCCGGCACCACCACCATGATCCTGTCGATCGGTGAGCGCGAGGCCCGCGAGGTCCTTCGCCGCATCGGTCGCCTGCACGAGTCGCTGCACCCGCAGCTGCGCCGCTGGTGGAAGGGCAGGTTCACGTCCGAGGAAGCCACGCTGCGCACCGAGGCCGGGGCCAGCCAGATCATCTCGATCCCGTCTGGCTCGACCGCAGGCCGTGGCTACACCGTGTCGCTGCTGATCGGCGACGAGGCAGCCCACTGGCCGGAGTCCGACCAGAAGCTCGCCGCTGTGCTCCCGACGATGGCCGACTCCGGTGCCGTCGTGCTGATTTCCACCGCCAACGGCATGAGCGGGCGCTTCTACGACATCTGGGCGGGGGCTCCAGAGAACGCATGGGACACGCTGTTCTTCCGCGCCGATGACCGTCCGGGGCGCGGGCAGGAGTGGCTTGCCTCAGAGCGCGCGGCCCTTGGCGATCTTGGCGCGCAGGAGTACCCGCTGGACGCCGAGGAAGCGTTCCTGTCATCGGGTGCATCGGTATTCGACTACGACGCCATCGAGACCCTGCGCTCGATCAGCGTGGAGGACCCCAAGTGGCGCGGGAATATCACAGAGGACAAGACGGGGGTTCACGCCCAGGCCCACGAGCAAGGCCCCTGGAAGGTCTGGGAGTGGCCGAGGCCGGGCAGGACGTACATGATCGCCGCAGACGCCTGCGCGGGGAAAGCCTCCGGGGACTACGCGCACGCGGTCGTGGTGGACACCGCCTCATGGGACCAGATGGCGTGCTACCACGCCAAGACCGAGCCGCATCAGTTCGCGCGGGAGCTGAGGAACGCCGGGTGGCTGTACCAGTCGAGCCCCGAGATGCCCGCGCTGCTCGCGCCGGAGGCGAACAACCACGGAGCGGGCGTGATCGCCATGCTCCGGGAGTGGGGCTACCCCCGGATTTACCGTCACTCGCGCTTCGACGGGCAGACCGTCACGGAGTCGGGCGGTCTGGGGTTCTTCACGTCGCTCAAGACCAAGCCCATCGCCATCGCCGCGCTCCAGCAGGCGATCCGCGAGCAGGCAGTCGGCATCCGTGACGGCGAGGCGCTTTCAGAGTTCACAAAGTTCATCCTGACCGACACCGGGAAGATGCAGGCCGCTCCCGGTGCGCACGACGACCGCGTGATGACGTGGGCGATTGCCGTCACGGTTCTCACCCACACCGCGCAGGCCCGCACCCTTGAGGCGTACGACGAGGACGCGCAGTTCGTATCGCCACAGATTCACATTCCGCGCGTATCGACTCTCACGGGGTACTGATGAACACGCCAATGGTCACAGGTCAGGTCGGCACCTACAACGCCGGTCAGCCGCTCCCGTCAATCGCCCAATCCCCCGCGATGAAGCCTCCGCGAAAGAGGAAGAAGAAGATGGGCGAGGTCCCCGCAGCGGTGGCCGCGTTCAAGCGACAGATGAAGGTGAAGTGATGGCTGCTCCCAAGAAGAAGAAGCCGCGCCGTGGCGCTCCTGCTGCTCCTGCGCCACAGGAAATGATGGGCGATGGTGACCCGATGATGGTGGACCAGGGCGCATCTCCGCCGATGGACATGATGCCGCCCGGCCTTGAGGCCGTCGCTGGCACCGGCATGGGTGCGCCGATGATGGAGGGCGGGCCGATGATGGCCCCGTCGCAGTTCCCCTCTACCGACCCCGGCATGATGCTCGCCGCCATGAGCCGCCTGATGGACGCCGACCACGAGGCGCTGTCGATGCAGCAGATGTCGGCGCTCCAGGCCGTTGGCCCGATGGCTGCGCAGGCAATCGCCCGTGCCTCCGGCATGGCGGAGTCGGTTGATGTGCCCGGTGGGCCTGCGGGGATGATGTAGGCCATGCCCCCCTCCCTTGAAGGGCTGACCGACAAGCAGACGCAGGAGATGGTGCGCGACGACTGGCACTCCGCCGTCGAGTCGCGCCATGAGCTAGAGGAACGCAAGCTCAAGTCATACAAGCTCTACCGCGCGTGGCGGGATGAACTCGCCGGGCACGGCAAGAGCGGGCGTGGCCCGTTCGGTTGGTCGAAGCTCACCGTCCCCCTGATCTTCTGGGTGACCGAGACCACGCTGCCGCGCATCGGCGTGCAGCCGCCCACGGTCATCGTGAACGCCAAGACGCCAGAGGCCGTGCCGTATGCGCAGGCCAAGCAGATGCGCATCCAGTACCACCTGCGCCAAGCGCACATGGAAGAAGAACTGCTGGTCGCGCTCAAGTCCATGCTGATCCTTGGCGACGGCATCGTGAAGGTGCCGTGGAATCCCGACACCCGCTGCCCCGGCTTCATCGCGGTCAACTGGTGGGACTGGTTCGTGTCGCCCGAGGCCGAGCGCTGGCACACCGCCGAAGTGCTCTACCACCGCACATGGCACACCCGGCGCGACCTTGAGCGGCTGTCGAAGCGCACGGACGAGAAGGGCAAGCCGATCTACGACCTTGAGGCGATCGAGGCGCTGGCGAGCATGGGCACCCAGCGCTCCGCATCGGACCCGACGTGGCAGGCGCGCAGGGACACCCAGGGCATCGGGTGGTCGATCTACGCCCGTGGCGACGAGCCGGTGCCGGTGATCGAGGCGTGGTATCGGGACGGTGCGCGCGTCACCTTTGGTGGCGACGACCTCGGCCTTGTGCTGCGCGTGGTGGACGGCGAGGACTACGTGCATCGCACGCCGAAGGGGCAGCCCTACCGCCCGTTCAGTGTGTTCCAGAACACACCTGACCTGTACTCGCCATACTCCATCTCTGACGCCGAGATGCTGGAGGGCCATCAGGCAGAGCTCTCCACGCTGCGCAACCAGTACATCGACCAGATCACGATGAACCTGAACGCGCCGCTCGGGTACGACAACCGGCGCGTGCGCCCTGAGCAGATCGACGCGGCCTTCGGCCAGCCGGGTGGCAAGTTCGGCACCGATGGCCCGCCGCAGGATGCCGTCGCACGGTTCACCCCGGGCTCGACCAGCCGTGACTTCTCTGAGGTCTATGACAACGTGCGCGGTGAGGCCCAGATCGTCGCTGGCGTGAGCGACTACGCCGCAGGCATGGGCTCTGCTCCGGGCGTGGACAACCAGACCGCCACCGGCATCAGCCTCATTACGCAGGAGGCCAACAAGCGCTTCCAGTCCAAGCTCAAGTTCGTGGAGCTGGCGATGCGGCGCGTGGCGGAAATCTACGACTGGCTCGATCGCTCGCTCGGGAGCAACCCGATCTACACGATCCCCGAGCAGGACCCGCTGCTTGAGCCCGGCACGCAGGGCGTGACCATGCGCGGAAAGATGGCGATGGTCTCAGGTGCTCCGAACGACAAGAATCTCGACTACGAGATTGACGTGGACGCTGGCGCGATGGCACCGCCCGCCACGCAGGAGCAGGCGCGCAAGGTGATGACGCTGGTGCAGGCCATTGCCGTCATGCCGCCGCAGGCCCAGCAGACGATCGACTGGCAGGCGCTTCTCAAGCAGGTGGTCGAGGCTCATGGCATGGAGCCCGACCGCGTAATCAACCCGCAGCTGGCAATGCCCACGATGGGTATGCCGGGAGAGGTCCCGGTGGGACCGCCCGAGCCGGTTGACCAATCTGGCGAGGTTCCTGTCGGGCCTCCCGAACCCGTACAGGAGTGATGATGGGACAGCTGTTGCAGTACGCCACCGACACCGCAGACATCGAC